ACCGTTTTGAGAACGGACGGCTCCGCTAAAAGTTGTATTACCCATGTTTGTCTCCTTGTCTGGGTTATGTCAACCGCATTATGCGATTGTCAAGGAATATACTCATCTTATATAAAAAAAGAGCAGCTGACAAGCTGCTCTTTTCATTGTTATCAAAGCTGATATTACGCTCCTGGAGAACCAAACACACAACGTGGGTCTGAAACACCAAAGCTATACCGCTCACGAGCTTTATATCGCACGTTGCCAGTATCAAAATCACCTTCCATAGAAGTTTTGACAGCACTACGCTCAAAATGTTTAAAGCCATTTGGAGCATCCGTTTTAATGAAAAATGCGTCAGTATCAGTTAAGAAGTGATTTACCACATAACCGTCTGCTAACATTCCCATGTTGCGGATTGCGTTGATGTCATTGTCTGCTGTTCCAGTACGAAGATTACTTGCCATCAAACGTTCAGCTACAAACTGTAACGCAGGTGGGATAATCATCTTACGACCCTGCAGAGCAATTTTAAGCCCACGCTCATCAATAAAGGCTGAGATGTCAATTAGTGACTGCTCTAAAGATGTTTCGTTAAGGTCAGCAGCAGTAGACAACTCGTTACGCAATGAGCCACCACCATTAGTGGGGTGATCCGTTGCACAAAGCTCTTTACCGTCGCCATAAGTTACTGAGCTATCAAACGCATTGTTTAAAACAGCAGCAGCTTTGACTTGCTTAGTGTTTGACATAGAACGAGCCAAAGCACGAGTGTAACGAGAACTTAGTCGGTCATAAAGGTTATCCTCTACAGCCTCTTCCGTAATCGCAAACGCTAGAGCTATTGTTTCGTGTGTATAACGAGCCGTGAAAGACTCATTAGCTGTGTCAAATGATACCGCAGCACCTTCTCCTTTAACAGGAGCAGCACCGAAGCCACTTAGCATTACCTCTTCTTCAAACGCTCGGTCTGAAGATTCAGTTTCGAATATCTCGGCATGTTCATTGTCATACCGATCATACTCCAGTCCGAATAGAGCATTAAGTCCAGGCTCTAATTCTTTAAGGAGTTGGGATCTTGCTATAGCCATATCTTATCTCCTTATAGACCAGTTGAATCAAGATGGAACGGTAGATTTAGTTTAACTAAAGCTACAACTCCTGCTGCTGCGTAATCAATTGAAGGCACATCTTTAAAACCAACAATCCTAAAATTGTCCGTTGCAGTTGTTGCACCTGCAGAAGCCACTGAAATCTCACCACTTGAGATACCGTTTGCTGTCTCCGATCCAAATCCCGCACCTTCGGCATTTGAGTGGATTAAAGCTGTAGCGGTCACTAGATTTGTTAATGTAGCGTCGCAATTGACTTCATAAACCTGAGCAGGGTCATCATAAACAAACACAGTAGCTTCTGTGCCTGATTTTAATGAACTTGTTCCAGGATATTGATTAGTGAAAACGGGCTTACCCGAGAGGTCTGTATATTGACAACCTGCCATAACGCCAAGAATCGCTACCGAACCACCGTCTGCTGCACTTACGTCCACAAGCCCATTGGTAAGAGGAATCACCATGTCACCCTGATAGATGGCACTAGATGATCCTGCTGTTCCAGGAATTTGTACTTTGTAAGGCGTTAAACCATTTCCGTTCGGTGTTGACCCTAATTTGTTATGAGGTCTCAACCCAAAAGGGGAATCTGTATTCGCCATGGATTAGTCTCCTAAAAAATTATTCAGATCCTTTNTCGGANCCGAAGGTTACACGAGATTGCCTATCAGGTTTGCTAATAGGCATAGATGGGTGATTTTCCCTCATAAGATCATTGTCAACTGCATCCATTTGGTCTCTTGTTTGACCTTGGAAGTATTGTGTTCGTTGACTTACTGTTTCTTTAGGGATTCTTGCGAGTACCAAACCACCAACTCCAATAACACCTGCGTGTTTACCGTCTTGGACGGTAGGAGCTTCAAAGTCAGGATACTCTTCAGCACGAACTAATTCAAAGCCTTCGCGAAGCCGAGCAGAAAGGTTCTTTTTATCATCAAATCCCATGACTGATTCACGGACCCATCGATGAACGTAGCCCTCTGGAGGGTGTGGAGCGTCTAATTGAGACGGGGGAGCCCACGGTTTATTGCGGACAGTTTTTTCCCTAGTTTGGGAAGAGCGTGGGCTTCTTTCATTCATAATTTATCCTCACGTTTTTTGCATGCGAGCTTTTTGTCTCGCATATTGTTCATAAGATACACCAAGTTTGTCAGCTATTGCAACCTCTGATTTTGTTAGTTGTATCTTTTGTTTACCTTTTTTCTGCCCTGCACGACTTGCGGAAGCCACCGCAGGACCACTTTGCCGAGTACCACCATTGAATTTATGGGGAAACTCTTGCCTAACTCGCCGATCAACCTCAGCATAGTAATCATCACTATGGGGGTCATACCCTTCAGACTCCACTAATGTTTTGTGGATACTAAAAGCAGTAAGAGTCATTGGCTCATCTGTTCCAAACCAATCGTTCTTAGCTGCCCATTGTGCAGCTTTAGGATCAGGTGGAGCAGCTTGTTGTTGCTGTTGCTGCATAGGTTGTGCAACAGGAACAGGTTGCCGAGCTCGTTGCTCTTGTTGTTGCCTAACCATAGAAAGCTTATCTGTTTGTGAAGCAACTTGGGCTAATTGCCGTTGAGCTTCTACCTGACCGTCAACATCGCCTCGGTCAATAGCTTCCTTCAAATGATTTTTATAGAGTTGGTCTTGCAACTTAACTCTATTTTCAAACTCTTGTACAAACGAAGAATCTAAAGAAGCATTTTTCTTTTGGTTTTCTTCTAGCTCTAACTTAGCTGATTGAGCAAACTGAATAGCAGCTTGTTCACGACGTTCTGCTTCACGCATTTTAGCGGTCAGCTTACTAATACGTTTTTTCACGCCCTCGCTGTATTGTTCTAGCTCATCACTAGATTGCTCGGGTTTAGATTCTGGCTCTTCTGTTTCAACAACCTCGACTTCAACTTCGTCAGACGATGTTTCTTCCAGTTCTACCTCTTGGTCTTCTTGTTGTGCTGCTTGTGGCATGGTCACTCCATGTGGTTAAAGATGCAAAATATCATCAGGGTGTTTAATGCGACCTATAATTTCGTCATCATTAAGAATGCGGACTTCTCCCCCTTCAATTTTGAAACGACTTCCCGCATATCTGCCAAAGATAACCCAATCCTTTTCTTTGCACCAAGGATCGGAGCCTTCGCCAAATTTATCTGAGTCTTGGTACGCAAGTGGACCAACTCTCANTACATAGCCACATACTGTGGCAAGAGCTTCACGATCCCGTANTTCATCGGGAACAATAATNCCACCTGNCGTTTGTTTCTTACCCTGATAAGGTAATATCAAAAGACGCCAACCAGTCGGTTGTGGTAGTTTTTCTAAAGCACTCTCGGTAATTTTTGAAGGTTCTAAGAACCTCTCTTGGGCAGTTACATACGCTTTTTCAAGCTCGCCCTTTTCTTTTTGTTTTTCTGTTTTGTTTTTCTTAGCAATATAGTCTGGCACATATAGTGTTTTACTCATCTTTGTTCACCTTATTTAGCAGGTCTTTTAAATCCTGTTCTGTTTTAGCAAGCTCATCAAGCCGAGCTCGTAGTTCTTTAAACGAAGTAAAATCTGTTACAGGACCAAAACATAAAGATTCTTGTATCAGACTTTGCCTATCACGAACATTTTTAAGCATATTCTCATAAATGTAAAGCTCATTCATGCCAATAACTCTAGAGCTTTTTCTCGGGTCTCAAGGTTTCTGCGTGACCACCCTTTGCCAAACGTATCAAATGTTTTCAAACCTTCGTAAAACCCCTGCCGTTTATCGTGCATTTTTTCTATCATTTCTTTAGGGCTGTGCTTTTCCACAAGCTTTAAAGTCTGCGGACCAATACCCCCATCTTGGGTTGCTCCTATAATTCCCTGCAAAGCTTTAGCACTACGTCCTGGACCNGAGTTTACAGCCCAATCAAAAACAGACCAGTCTAAACCACTAGGCAAATCATCACATTTACATTTGTTCCAGTAATCATTTCTGTAAATNGGACCTACTTGTTCAACAGTAAGGTCACGCATTTCTTGCTCGGAAACAATTCTGCCAACCCATTTTTCATAAACTCTTTTAGTAACNCCAAGNTTAGTTATACCTCCAGGATCTCTAGGGTGATTTACGAAACCGCCTTCATGATGTAAAAGCATCTCTAAACATTTGTCAAAGTTATCTTTCACTTTGTTAATCCTTTTTGTTTCTCATAAGTTCTTAATCCACCTAAACCAAGCATACCCATCAACACCGTCATTAAGCTACTCATATCAAATTCAGGCAAAGGGGGTATAGTCGCTCCTGAAAGACCAACTGAAAACAAAATTAAAGGGGTCAAAATAAAATGATACAACAAAGCAACGCCACATATCCATCCTACAAAAGGTCGCCAACCCCCCTTGAATAAACTACCAGACGCAGCCTCTGCTTTGTTTATTTCTAGCTGTGCGAGCAGAGCTTGTTGGGCATGGGTATCGGACATCGTGGCAATTTCGTGTGCCAATTTAGCCTTCATGTCAGAGTCAGGAATCACCTTGTCTAAAATTCCAGACACAGGACCAATTAAAGAAGTAATTAAACTCATTTTTGTTTCCTTAAGAGAGTTTCTTTTTCAGCCACATGACCAAAGCAAACACAGTAAGACCGTAAATGGTAGCTACGCCAATATCTAACAAATGCTCGCGCATA